AAAGAACGAACACATAATAAATCATTTAAACAGACTGTAAAAGAGTCTTTAGAAGAATTATTAGGCGAACCAAAAGTAGCAGAGCAAGTACAAGAGATAGTATCTGAATATTCTAACTCTAAAAACTTATCTTTAAGCTCTATAGATTTTAAACTACTCTCACAAAATGTAGCTGCAGCAGAACGCATTATCATGCTTGCTCAACAATTACATTATGAAAGATTAGAAGCACAACGTGAAATGGAAGATGAAGAAGCATTACTGCTCTTAATCTAAGGATAATATGATAAATTATATTTGGACTGTTACAGCAATGTATACGCTACCTAAAGTAGAAGGTTATACAGATGTTGTAGTTATTGCAGACTGGACACTAACCGGTATTAGTGGTAAGTATTCATCATCTACAAGCAATAGCACTCAGTTTAATTTACCACAAGGTGAAAACTTTACGCCTTATGAAGATTTAACAGAAGTACAAGTGGTAGGCTGGATAAAAGAAACTATAGGATCAAAAGCTATAGAACAATACGAAGCTAAGATTGCTAGTGACATCTATCACCAAGAGCATCCGCCTGTAACAGCTAGTAGTGGCGGAACAGAGTTCAGCAAGACCACAGAAGCCTGACGGTGGTCAGTTGAAAGAACAGTTGGCACGTCAGGTTTACGAAAAATTAAGATATAAATAGGAGAAATACTATGGCATTAGTAAAATCAATCTTAGGTAGTGGTAACGCTGGTCAATCAGCACAAGCTATTGTAGGATTTGTATCAAAAGCACAAGCAGCAACAGCAGCAGCACAAGGTGGTCAATTATTACCTACGTCAATTGTTGAATATTCAACATCTACAGCTAACTATGGCCCAACATTGCCATCAGATTCAGCACCAGGTGATACATACCTTGTAGCTAACACATCAGCTAACACAATTAAAGTTTGGCCCGCTTCAGGTTTCAAAATTAACGGTGGAACAGCAGATGCAGCATTATCTATTGCTACATTAAAAACAGCTTCTTTCACATCTTTAGGTGACGGTAACTGGGTAGCAGTAGCATCAGCATAATTTAATTACATTAGGAGCTTTAAATGGATAACCAGACTACTCTGGAATCACCATCTTTGCGTGACCAAATAGAAAATGCAGTAGATACAGTAACAGAAGCACCAGAAGTTGTAGAAACGGAAGTAACAGAAGCTAAATCAGACAAGCCAAGAGATGAATCTGGTAAGTTTAAAAGCAATAAAGAAGTTACAGAAGAAACACCAAGTGAAGTCCAAGAAGAAGTCTCATTAGAAGCTAAGCCTGCTAAGCCAAGACCATCTTCATGGAAAAAAGACTATGAAGAATCATGGGGTAAATTAGATCCTACATTACAGGATTATATTGCTCAACGTGAATCAGACTTTGCTAAAGGTGTTTCTACTTACAAAGCACAATGGGATCAAGCTCAACCTATTTTAAATAGTATTGAGAAGTTTGCTCCTGTATTACAACAAAATGGTGTTGATCCAGCACAATGGATTAATAACTTAGGTACTGCACATCAAACTTTGGTATTTGGTAATCCTGACCAAAAATTACAGATGTTTGCGCAATTAGCAAACGATTATGGTGTTGATCTAAATGGATTGTTAGGCGGTGGACAACAAACTAGCCCACAATTCTCTATGATCGCACAGGAATTAAGCCAGATTAAAAATCAATGGCAACAATTCCAATCGCAACAAGAACAAATGGAACAAGCCCAGTTAAAGGGTGAAATAGAATCTTTTAGTAAGGACAAACCTTACTTTGATGACGTCAGAGAAACAATGGCTGGATTACTCCAGAACAATATGGCTTCTGACTTGAATACTGCTTATGACAAAGCAATCCGTTTACATGATGACATTTGGCAAAAGGTACAGTCTGAACAGACTCGTTCTAGCCAAACAGAGCAGAAAAGTAAACTTGCCCTAGTCAAAGCTAAGGCTATATCCCCTAAGTCAAGCTCGCCTACAGCGAATGTGAGTCTAGGTGGTAAAGGCAATAATCTTCGTGACCAATTAGCGTCTATTGTAGACACTTTTTCTAGCGAAAATATTTAATTAAACTAACAAAGGAGTTTTACTATGGCATTTGCCAATTCTTCAGTTAGTGACATTATCGCTACCACCATTCAATCTCGTTCTGGTGAATTAGCTGACAACGTAACTAACAATAATCCGCTTCTATTAAAATTGAAGTCAAAAGGTAACGTACGCCCATTTTCAGGCGGTAACGTAATTCTTGAAGAAATCATGTACAATGATGCTTCAACAAACAACACAAATTCATATTCTGGATTTGAAACATTAAACATTTCTCCAAATAGCCCAATTTCTGCAGCGCAATTCAGCATTGCTCAATACGCTTCAGCAGTTACTATCTCTGGTCTTGAAATGTTACAAAACTCTGGTAAAGAAGCAATCATTGACTTACTAGAAGGCCGTATTAAAGTAGCAGAAGCACAATTATCTAACCGTATCAACCTTGACCTTTATGGCAATGGTACTGGTAACGGTGGTAAGAACCTTACTGGTTTAGCTGCAGCAGTTGCAGATAGCCCAACATCAGGTACTTACGGTGGTATCAACCGTGCTACATGGACATTCTGGCAAAACCAAGCGTTTTCTGGCGTGACTAACGGTGGTGCAGCAGTTTCAGCAGCTAACATTCAATCTTACATGACTCAATTAGCTATCAAGCTAGTTCGTGGTACTGATAAGGCTGACTTAATCGTTGCTGACAATAACTACTACAACTTATATGTAAATAGCTTACAAGCAATCCAACGTGTAACTGATCCAGAAATGGCCGGTTCAGGTTTCGCTTCACTCAAATTCTACGGTGGCGGTACATCTGCTGACGTGGTATTAGGTGGCGGTATTGGTGCGCAAGAACCAGCTAACCACATGTATTTCTTAAACACAGACTACATTTTCTTCCGCCCACACAAAGACAGAAACTTTGTGCCAATTGGTGGTGAACGTCAATCTGTAAACCAAGACGCAATCGTTAAATTAATCGGCTGGGCAGGTAATCTTACTACTTCAGGCGCACAATTTAATGGCGTTTTAACAGCTTAATTAAAGGGAGAATAATATGAGTTTTTCAGTAACCCCTTTAGTGGGAATTGATTTAGATAACGTAGTAACAGCAGCTTCTATTGCTGCTGGACAACAAGTTGCAAACCAATTATTAGGTGTGCAAGTTTGGGGTTCAGACGGTAAGAGATATGTATTTGCTAAGGCAAATGCTACTATCGCTGCATCTACAGCAGTTTGCGATATTAACACAACAACTTTCTTAGTTGCAGCCACAGGTGGTACTTACCTATCACCAGCTTATGGCATGGTAACAGGAGATTTTGGTTGGTTTAGCAAGGCTTCTGTATAGTATCAAGTACTCCCCTAGCAATAGGGGGGTTTCTCAAGTCTATTCATGGTGAGTAGGCTTGACAAACCAAACTACTTTGGAGAATTAAATGTCAGAAACAGGCGCATTAGCAGTAAGATTTTATAGTAAAGAATTACAAAACGATTTTCTAACTAATAAAGAAGGCAGACCAATTAGCTACATGGCTGACTTTGTTAGAATTGAAATACCAGGCAATCAACTAAGTATTATTGATACCTTTGTGAATAACTCACATAAATCACAATTCCCTAATCAATGGGCTATGTATTTAAACGAAAAGGCAGACGGAAATCACAATCCTGATAACGTGCAAGGCACAATATTAAGAGATTGGCCTATTCTTAACGCAGCACAAGCGACAGAATTAAAACACTTTAAGTTCTACACAGTAGAACAAGTGGCAGCAGCTTCAGATCAACAACTTATGGCTATCGGTATGACAGCAGGTATGTCACCATTAGCATTAAGAGATAAAGCTAAAGCGTTCTTAGAAAACGCTAAAGACTCATCATTTGTACAAAGACAGGCAGACGAACTTAAATTAAGAGAGCAAGAAATTGCAGATCTTAAAGATCAGATGACTAGATTAGCAAAAATGGTAGAGGAAAAATCTAAATCTGATAAACCTGAAGCCAAACTAGAAACGAAAGAACCCAAAAAGGACTAACTAATGGCATCAACTCTTTTACAACTCGTACAACAAGCAACAGGTGAAATGGGATTAAACCAACCTACGCAAGTTGTGGGTAATTCTTCATCTGATGTAATTCAACTATATTCACTTATCAATAGTGTTGGGTACGAAGTTCAAAGAGATCA